ATTGGGAAGATTTTCCCTGAAAATGGCTCGGCTAGGCATTACCAAGAATGAAAGAGCTTGCTCTGGCTGAATTGGGTGAGATTGTCCGAGTCAGGGACGAATCGGCTTACCGAGGTGTGCCACAACCGCGAATCCACACAAAACTCAATGATTTGCCTTCTTACGGTGAGCAAATGATTAAATTTTGCGAAGAAATTGGCTTTGAACTGATGCCTTGGCAGCAATGGCTGGCCCACCACTCACTTAAATACAAACCTGATGGCCGTTGGGCTCACCCAGTAGTTACCTTACTTTGTGCTCGTCAGCAAGGTAAATCGACCTTTATGGCGCTTCAAATCTTATTTAGAATCTATGTTTTAAAGGAAAAACTGCAAGTCCATACGGCCCATAAGCTAACTACTTCGGCAGAACTCTTCTATAAGATCTATGGAATTATTGAACAGAATCCTAGACTAGCTGCTGAATTTACTAAGAAGCTGGAAAGTAAAGGATTTCAGGAGCTTCAATTTACTGAAGGCCGCCGATATATCGTCCGAGCCAATAACTCAGCTGGTCGAGGCATCGCAGCGCCAGAAACGATACACCTAGACGAAGCTAGAGAATATAAGGATGAAGATGTCTGGTCTGCTTTGCGCTATACGCAAATGGCATCAGCCAATCCTCAAATCTGGGTTTATAGCAATGCTGGAGATCAACACAGTATCGTTTTAAATAAACTTAGGGAGAGAGCAATGGCCGCCATCTTTGGCGGTAATGACGATATTGGATGGTTCGAATGGTCTGCTCCGACAGGTATTAAATTTGATAACTCGCCAACCTTCTGGCTAGGTGTCTGCCAAGCCAATCCATCTCTCGGTTTAACAGTTCATCCAGATAATATCCGAGCAGTCTTATCAGACCCCGAGGACATTGTGCGCACAGAAGTCTTATGCCAATGGGTCGATACAATTAACCCAGTTATCAATCCATCTCAATGGGAAAGTTGCAAAGTTGAGGGCTTGCGACTTGACCCCGAAGCTGATACTTGGCTCGCTATTGATCTAAGCCCTGATAGAAAGCAAGCTGCGCTAGTTGCTAGCCAAAGACTTGAAGGCGATAAGTTCCAAGTAATATTGCTACAGACTTGGCATAACCCTGCTAATCTGGATGATAAAGCAATGGCCAATGATGTAGCCGAATGGGTTAGAAAATATCCAGTCCAGCTAGTTGCCTATTCAGCCAGAACTGCGTCAGCGGTAGCCGCTAGGTTAGCTCCTGCTGGAATAAGAGTAGAGCCGATAGACGGCCTTGATTATGCCCAAAGCTGCGATGAATTACTGGGAGCAATTTCATCTCAGCGGTTAGCTCACTCGGGACAGGAAGAGCTGACCAAGCAATGCCTATCCGCCGTCAAGTTACCCTTTGGAGACGGCGGTTGGGTAATGGGTCGCAAAGTAAGTAATACGACTATTTGCGGAGCGATTGCTTCAGCCTTAGCGACACACTACGCAACGATGGCTGAAAGCGGAGTAGATATTCAAATAGTGTAAGTTTGCTCGCTTACAATGTAAGCAATGGGTGCTATAAGAGATTTCCTATTTCCACAGGTTCAGACGGCTAAGCCTACTAAGGTTTCAGATGTTGCAGCCGCGCTAACTCCCGTCCAGATTAGCGATTCAGTTTATAATATTCTTGGCGGTGCAACTAATACCACTCGCCAATTAGCAATGAGCGTTCCATCCGTTGCAAGAGCTCGTAATATTATTTGCGGAACTATTGGCTCATTACCTCTCACAACTTTCAACCGCATAACTGGACAATATGTAGATCCGCATCGCGTTATTAATCAGCCAGACCCAAGGGTTGCAGGATTCGTAATTTATAACTGGCTCGCTGAAGATATTTGGCTTTATGGTGCTGGTTATGGTCAAGTCTTAGAGATGTATTCATCAACTGATGGCGGTCGCGTAAGAGCTTGGACTCGCGTCAGCCCAGACCGCGTTACAGTTGATACAGATTTCTTAAATACTGAAATTACTGGATATAAAGTTGATGGAAAGTCAGTTCCACTTCAAGGAGTTGGCTCGCTTATTCGCTTCGATGGCCCAGATGAGGGATTGCTGCATAGAGCTGGTAAAACGATTGCAGCTGCCGTATATCTTGAGAACGCAGCAGTTAATTATGCTAAAGAACCTGCTCCAACTATGGTTCTTAAGTCAAATGGAACTAATCTAACTGCTGAAAGAATCTCAGCTTTATTAAGCGCTTGGAAAACTGCTCGTCAATCTCGCTCTACTGCATTTCTAAATGCTGATGTAGATTTGAAAGAATTTGGCTTTGATCCTAAGTCGATGCAACTAGCTGAAGCTCGCCAATATGTAGCACTCGAATTGGCTAGAGCTTGCGGCATCCCTGCTTACTTCTTGAGCGCCGAAACGACTTCTATGACTTATTCAAACGCGGTGTCCGAGCGGCGCTCATTAGTAGATTTCTCACTTCGCCCAATACTTAAAGCGATTGAGGAAAGACTCTCACTCCCAGATTTCGTCCCCAATCCAGTTATGACCAGATTTATGTTGGACGATTTCTTGCGCGGCAACGCTTTGGAAAGAGCGCAAGTCTATGAAATATTAAACCGCATTGGCGCGATGAGCGTTGAGCAAATTCAACGAGAAGAGGACCTAATACCAAATGAAGGTTAATATGCCAATGGCAGTTACCGCTGCCGACACTATTAAAAGAACTATTACTGGAACTATTGTTACTTGGAATGAGCAAGGAAATACCTCAGTAGGCCCGACAGTATTCGCAGCAGATAGCATTGAGATCAAGCCAGTTAAGTTGCTCCTTGAGCACGACAGAACTCGACCAATTGGCAAAATGGTTTCTCACAATGTAACTGCTAATGGGATTGAGGCGACTTTCAAGATTGCCAATACTATGGCTGGAGAAGATGCCCTAGTTGAAGCAACCGAAGGCCTACGCGATGGTTTTAGCGTAGGCGCTCAAATAAATGAATGGACAAATAACAAAGGCGTAATGCAGATTACCTCAGCAACCCTAGATGAGGTTTCTCTAGTTACTGATCCTGCAATTGATTCTGCTCGCGTAAGCGAAGTAGCAGCATCCGAGAATGAAGCAGCAAAAGAAGATTCTGATTTGGCAACCGCTGATTCAGAGAACCCAACCGAAGGAGACCAAGTGTCCGACACTACCGCTCCTGCTCCTGCCGTTGAAGAAGCGGTAGAAGCAGCCAAAGTAGAAGCTGCAGCTCCAAAGCCAGCTTTCTACACAACCCCTCGCCTTGAATTTACCAAGGCAAAATATCTAGAGATGAGCGTTCGCGCTGCTCTAGGAAATGACGACGCTCGCGCTTATGTCCGCGCAGCAGACGACACCACAACAAATAACGCTGGTTTAATTCCAACTCGTCAGCTAACCGAGGTAATTAACCCTCTAGCAAATGCTGATCGTCCAGCAGTTGATTCAGTATCTCGCGGAGTTTTACCTGATGCAGGTATGACTTTCGAAATCCCTCGTCTAAAGACTGCTCCAACAGTTGGAGAAGAAGCTGAAGAGGCAACAATTGATGAGACAGGAATGGAGACAGAATTCGTTTCCGTATCCGTTAAGAAGTATGCAGGCGGACAAGAGTTCTCAGTAGAACTTCTAGACCGCTCTTCACCAGCCTTCTTTGATGAGCTAGTCCGTCAAATGGAATATGCCTATGCAAAGGCAACAGATGTCGCAGTAGTAACTGGCTTAATTGCTGGTGGAACAGATGGCGGAAACCGCACTCTTGATGCAGCTGGACTTCTTGACTTCGTATCCGATGCTGGAGTTTCAATCTATTCCAACACTCTTGGATTCGCACAAAATATCATTGCATCACCTCAGCAATGGGGCGCAATTCAGAATCTAGCTGATGCTGGCCGTCCGATTTATCAGAACTTGATTGGCAATATGAATCAAGGCGGAAATCTCGGCGCAGGTTCTGCAACTGGAAATCTTCTCGGTCTGAACTTCCGCGTAGATCGCAATCTCACAACTGGCTCTGGTGTTGGCGATAACACAATCATCATCATCAATCCAGAGGCTTATACTTGGTATGAGTCAAGCCGTTTCCGCTTGGAGACTGCTCAGGTAGCAACTGGTCAAATCAAAGTTGCTTACTATGGTTATGGCGCACTAGCAACAAAGGTAGGCGCTGGCGCTTATCGTTGGATGGTTGCGTAGTTAATTAAAAAAAGTGAGGGCCAGTCCGCTCCCGAGCTGGCCCCTCACCTAACTGCTTGAAAGGATGACTAAATGCCTACGATAGTTACGGCCACAGAGCTTAGGACAATTCTTGGCGTTTCGTCATCCCTATATTCAGACGCTTATCTTGGCGACATAGTAGATGCCTCTGAGAATCTAGTTCTCCCAATGCTAGTTACTTTTCAAAGCAAAATTAACAAAGTAAAGCTAACCGATAATATTGCTTACTTTGAGACCGCAACAATTCAAGAATTCACAGAAGGCCAATCCGTAATTATTACTGGCTGCGGAGCTCCTTTCAATGGCACTCACACAGTAACCAATGACGAAATTTCAGATTATGTATTTACAGTCGCAATCACC